CCGCTGATTGTTAACGCGGGACATGTTGCGGCCCATCGTCTTGCGATCCATTGAAGTCGGGCCACCGGCCTTCATCTTCTTCACTTTGTGCATCCGCTGCTCAAGCTTACCCACTTCTTGGTCGGCAATGCCACGCACTTGCTTGATATCGCCACCGCTCAAATACTTTTTCATGTTACCGATACTCCTACAGTACCTACTTGACCCACTGAAATTAAATCATTCGGGGTCAATACCCCGGTGCCGCCGCCAACAGGATTGAAGCCCCATTGGAAAATTCTACTACCTTCTGACAGGTTGTTGTTCACGTTCAGCCCCGAAATGAGATAGGTGTTATCCCGTCGTGGGTTCTTGAGCGCCTGCGGGTCTTCCACAGGATACATCCCCTGTAAATTCTGAGGATGGTCAGGTTCCCAGCAAGTCGGACAGACCAGCATATTGGTCTTCTTCGTCCGAATCACCAATTCTTTCAGTTGCTTCAGTTTATACCGCTGACCGCACCTATCGCACTCGGCGATAGCGCGACGGCCTGCTGCAAACTTATTACTCATATGTACATTTCACGCGGGACAACCCGCCAAGCGGCTTTATCGCGGTCTTCGTCGGACGCCTGCTGCCAAGCCTCGTCGTACATCTGCTTAAGCATAGGGATGCGTTCCGCTGATTCTGGAATCTTAAGCGCCACATAGTACGCCAATCCAGCCACCATTGCGGGCAGGAACCGGAACGGGATGTCCTGCGTGTTCACGCCATTACCAGCGTCCAGCATCCGGCGCAGTCGCCAGTAGACGAGGGTGTAGGTACTGGAGACGTTGGGCACGGGCCACACGGTGAACGTGGGATATTGAACACCGGAAGTTCTTGGTGCGGTTACCGTAGCGGGCTGGTTAGCGCCGCTTAGGCGGTCGATGTAAATCTGGATCGGACGGCCCGTCGCAGTCTTGTTGGGCAGACTGGCGTAAGTGGAAACACTAATTCTGGAGATGCCAATGTCAGCTTGGATTGATGTCCCTGCATTGGTACGGACAACGTGTTCGATGAGGTCAACGGTATCTATGGGGAGGGCATAGGTCGCCTGACCAGCAATCAAAGGCACTGAGTCCGAGTCAATCGTCCAGAGGTTAATGCCACGGTTTGCCCACTCAGCGAACATGAGGTTCAAGCTGCGACGGGCCGTCCGAAATTCATAACCAGTTCTTACTTCCGCGCCAGCACGCTCAAACGCCTCCTCGATCAGTTCGTTGAGGTTGAGATTGAAACTAGCGGTCGCGGAGGTAGTCATTACTTCTTACTCTTTTTTGCGGTCTTGGCAGACTGCGTGAACGCCTTATCAGTCGGCGCACCGGGGGAGTTGGGCTTCCGCATCTTCTCTTTGCTACCCGCCGCAATGCGGGCCTGCTTCGCATGGATGTTGGCGTACAGCCCCGGTTTAGCAGCCATTACTTCTTAAACCCCTTAAGCGTTTCAGCCAACCGCGCACGTTTGCCCATCAACCCCGGAGCTTTGGCTGCTTTGGCAAGTTTACCCGCAGGGATAGGCTTGTCACCCTTGACACCCAAGGAAGCACGGAGCGCCCCCGGCTTTTTGATTGCGCTAGCGATCCAGTTGGCGCTTCCACCTTTTTTCATCGCTTTCACTTTCTGGGGGTTCATGTCGCCCATGCCGCGTGAGTATCTCATCTCAGCACACCCTGCCTTTGGTCTTGCCGCGCTGGGCGCATCCATCGATCATGCCGCCCTTTTTGTAGCCCTTCACCTCAATGCCGCCACCGCGCTTCATGCAAGCCATGCCGCCCTTTTTCATGCCCATAGCTTCCTTCTTCTCATGTTTCATCATGGATTTCGGAGCGCCTTTGCGCTGCATGAACGCCATTTCCTTCTTCACCATCGCGGGGTTTTCGCCAGCATCGGAACGCTTCATGGCCGGGACTTTACCGCCTTTTTTGTACCCGCGAGTACTAGCAGCGTTGTAAATGTCTGAAGCGCGACGAGAAAGTTTTTCGCCCATTTCTTTTGCGGGGGTGACAATTTTACCGGGGATAGTCCCCGCAGCGCCTTTCAAAAGTTCTTTCCCCGTCATCCCCTCAAATGCCCCCACTGCTGAAGGAGCGCCAGCAACAGTAGCCATCATGGTTCCGGTGGCTTCCAGATCTTTCATCCGACTTTCGTTGCGGTATTGATTTGCCAAAGAACCTTCCTTACTAGGCTCAAGGTCAGCCATATTCTTCGTTTCCCCAGCGGAATACCTACGCGGAGGGATTTTACCCAGTTCACGGGGGGAATTACGCGCAGAAAGATCTTTCAATGCTTTCCGAGTACCGTCTTCTGGCGTGGAGTCAGAGGAGTCAGAAGAAAAATTCCGAGTCCCAGTCTGGCCCACCTTGGTACGCGGCTTATCGCGTTCTGCTCTAAACTTTGCCGTATCCGCAGGGGAGGACATTTTTACATTGCGACGCGGGGCATCGTCTTTGCGATCAGTGGTGTACTCTTTAGTAGCCCCGTCCTTACCCTTAAACTTAAATTTAAGATCGCCGCGTTTACGTGCGGCGGCAAACGCTTTACCAAATTCAGACATAGCCATTTCTATCTCCTAACAATTCCATGCCCGAAGGCTTTTGTTGATCCTGCTATTAGGGTCGCTGGCGGTTTTCTTACTCGTCAGCTTCTTTTTCATTCCAGACATCCGGGCACAGAATGAGTCCCTACGGGAACCACCTTCTGGCTGGGGCGCTTTCAACCCCGGCTTACCGGGATTGGCTTTGTTGTAGGACGCACGGCCTTTGGCGTTCAAACCGCCCGATTCGGCCTTGCCTTCTTTACGAGTCCATGCGGGAGATTTAGCCATAAAATACTGTGAATCCACCAATGTTGGTTAAAGTAACGTACATGTCAGTATCAAACAAAATCCCTTCACCGGGAATCGCAACATAGAACGAATTGACGTTAGTGTTTGACGGTACGTCAATTTCACAGATATTAGGGCCAGAAGAACCGCCGTTAAGAAACTTAACGCTCCCTGATGCGCTGGAAATACCTACGATCACAACCCCTTTTAACCGCGCTCGCCCATTAAAAATAAGACGGGTAGTTGGCCCAACCGTTGAGGGAAAATGGACTGAATTAACATCAGTTTGCATTGGCATTAGTAGGTACTCGGAGGGATGTTAGGATCCCGCACTGGATAATACGCTAGATTAGAAAGTTGCAAATTGACCGTACCCGGAAATGTCCCTGCTGTGGCAGAGGAAATTTCAATGTAAATTTGATTATCGGTTGATGTGCTCAAGCTGGGGGGGACAAAAAACGGCGGGGTTACCACTTCATAGCTATCGGTCGTATCCAGCGGAATCGTCGTCGTGTTGTTGCCAGTTGACATGGCCGACACGTTGAAAGTGCCAACCCCAGTAAAAGTAGGCTGACACCTTAAAGCTACTGCTCCCAATACAGTGTTGAGAGACGTTTTACCAGTCACCGTCATACGCGCCTGATACCAGTTGCCGCCTTTCGCCATCAGTGGGCAGTTTTGATAAAGCTGAACCATACCGTTGGCTGCGGAAAACACAATCGAAAGATCCCAACCAAAACCGGGGGTCGAATCAATACCTGTGGGTTTTACTGAAATTGTGGCGTTGCCCGTTGTCGTCCCAGACGTTACGTTAGTCGGGCTGCCTAAAATAAACCACCCAGTTGGTACTGTTCCTGTAATCCCCGCCCCTGATGCGTTATTCGTACCTGTCGTACCTTGCATCAAGCCGTTTTGAACCAAATTAACCGCCGCAGGGCCGAGTGATTGCCACGTTGCCGTGCCATCAGTAATGCTAGATCCATCCCCAGTTGGGCCACCGCTGCTGGCGGATGTTCCTGCCACCGTGCATTGATACACCGTGTAGTTGTTCATCCGCACTACGCCTACGGTGTACGCAGTGCTGGCTGCCCACAACGTCACTGCGTTGGTGTTATCGTCGAGGTACGACATCGGTTTCCATGCGTACCGATTAGCAGTATCCCAACCGAGGCGAGAGTCCCACGATGTTTCGGCTTTAGCAATTCGGTAATTGGCGTATGTGGATAAATGGTTCTGAGCGCCCTGATAGTTGGCAACTACCAATCCATTAGCATCTGTGCCATCTACTGATAACCCAAATAGATCAAAGAACCGCAGTCGGTAAGCCCGGCGAGTTTGGAATAATTTGCGGCGCAAATAACCAACAGCGCGAGTAAAATTTGCAAACTGCCCAGAAGTGTTAGTGCCAAAATTTGTTGCGCCGATGGGAACAGCAATATAAACAGTACCACTTGAATACAACGCATCGGCAATTGCCATAATGTTTTTGTATTCGGTTTCAGCTGCCGCAATAGCAGTTGCCAACGTAGCTTGCTGGTACATGCTGGAGTTTGTCCCCAGCGAAATGACCACATTGGCGTATGTTGACTTTGGCGCTTGGCTTTGCAATTTCGGCAACGCCGCCAAATGTTGGGCGCTGCTGGTGCCGCTGGCTGTGAAATTGTGGGTAAACACAAACGGCGCACCGTTCCAACCATTAATGCTGTGCAGGAACGAACTGTCTCGCTGATTTTGCCACGGGATGGCAAGCCACGTTCTGCCAGACGTATATGACCCGTCTGCCATTGTTACGCCAGCTACGGTTGCTGACGCCGTTAACGTGCCGTTGGTCGGAACTGTCAACGCAGTAACTTCAGCATACGACATGACGCAAGTGTCCAGTGTTGCCGAGTTTGCTGTGTCAATTAGCGTGAATTTATTGCCCTGAGCAATGTTATGGTTACTGATTGATAAAGACGCCACGCCCGCAGAAACGGTAAACGCGCTCAGGTTTCCCGAGTTATTTGTCCAGCCCATTTGCAAATGGCTGTCGCCAATCACCAAAGTACGGGGGTCATACGTCGCACTTTGGGCGGGAGATACAAACGCCCCATCTACATACGCTTGAGGGTAAGTAGTGATAGCCATATCACACCCCCAAATATACGGTTACAGTCGGTGAACCCGTGAACGCGGTAACAGTAGACACCGCATAGATATAAGGCCACGGGGCGCTGAACGCAAAACCATCAGTAGCGGTGCCAGTACCACTTAAAGAAATAGTGCCAAGCAACACTCCGTTAATGGCGGTATTGCTGGTCGTACCGTAAACGCTAACCGCCGCAGTAAACGCGCCAGCCGCAAATCCAACAGCCTGTACAACTTTTGGATCGGGGATGACATGTTGTATAGCGCCTGTTTGACTTGCCGCAGTAAATACGGCAAGGGTATTCGTAGACCCAGTGCGTCCGTACATTATGGTTTACCTATTAGGCAGAAGTCGGATAAGCCGAACCGTCAGAGTTACGCACGATATACGCAATGATCAACGTGCCAGAACCCGTAGTCACCGTAGTACCACTAACAGTGTAAGTGATAACTGCGTCAGTCGCCCCCACGTTCGTGACTTTAGCGGCATCGGCAACAGTCGTGGTAACCGTCATCGCATATTGACCACCTGTAGAAGCAGTAGGCGTGATGGTTCCAATAACCGTAGCGCCGTTCTTAACCGTAAGCGTGGGGGAAGTACCGTTAAACACGGTAGTGTCAATCACTAGGTTAAGCGCGGTGATACACGCGCCAGCCGGGAGAACCGCTAACGTAACCGTGCCGGTGTCGGCAAAAGTAGCGGTTTTAGTTTGCGTAACAATGGTAGCGCCAGTGTTACGAATTTGGCCCTGCGCGGCGTTGGTGCCGGTAGTTTCTTTAACAGTGCCCAGAAGCCACGGGCCAAGGTGAGTAGCAAAACCCATTGAATTGTCCTCTCATGCGAGTTCAGTGCGACCATCTGCATGAAGTCAGCCGGGGCGGCTGTTGGTCACACCGGGAAGCCCCGGATTGAGAACTCATATAACATAGGAAAAACCAAAAGAAAAGGGGCCGAAGCCCCCTTTCTCAAACCAAATTACTTGGTTTTAGGTCGAACCCGGAGAGCCGAAGATGCCCAGCGGGTCAGACACGCCGAACGAATAACGCTCGCGGGCCTTGTAGCGCACGTTTCCAGTGTCGAAGTCGCCGTCCATGCTGTTAGCCAGCGGGGCGCGAACGAAGTGCTTCAGACCATTCGGAACATCGGTGGTCAGGAACTAAGCGTTGGTGTCGGTCAGCCAGTGGTTGACCGTGTAGCCGCCCGGAATCGAGCCGTTGTTCTTGATGGCGTTGATGTCGTTGTCGGTCGTACCAACACGCAGTTCCGTCTCAAGGAGGCGGGTCGCGACGAACATCAGCGCCGGAGGAATGATCAGCTTCTTCGGCTTCGCAGCAATCAACAGACCGCGTTCGTCAGTCCAACCAGCAATCTGAATGACCGCAGCTTCAAGCGACGTTTCGTTGAGGTCGGCACCCGTCGAAGGACGGTTGCTGTTGGTAGCGCCGGAAACCAACGGATGGTCGGTAGCAAAAAGAGGCTTGGTATCGCCGTAGATAACTGTGCTATTGAAACCCTGATTCAACACATAAGCAGCTTTCACTTGTTTGGTGTAAGCCATCGCACGGGCCAGCGCCTTGGTATAGCGGCTGGACAGCGAGTCGTAGAGGTTATCTTCGACAGCTTCTTCCGTGATCGAAAAGCCCAGTGCAATCGTCTCGTGGTTATAACGAGCAGTCCACGCTTCTTGCGCGTTGTCATACGCAATCGCCTGACCTTCGTTCTTCACCGGAGCGGCGGAAAAACCAGACAGCTTGGTTTCTTCTTCAAACGAACGCTCAGAGGTTTCCTGTTCGTAAATCTCTTTGTGTTCTTCGCCATATCGCTTGTACTCCAGACCAAACAGAGCGTTCAGACCGGGGAGCAACTCTTTAAGTAATTGAGCGCGTGAAATTGCCATTTAAGTTACTCCTTAGATTGCTACAGCTTGCTGATAAGCGTGGTAACCAAAGTTCCACTTCAGCAAGACTTCTGGGTAGCCAACAAAGTTAAAGCCAACTGCCGTGCTTTGGTTAGTGGCAACCGCCGCAGACAATGTAACAGTAGTGGTGGATACCGTAGTGACATACGTCGTGGTATTAGTAATACCCGGCCCCGTTACAATCATCCCCGGAAGGATTAGCGAGTTAGTCGCAGCTAGGGTCAAAGTCGAAGAAGACGTAGTGGCAGAGGCAGTAAGTGCCACCGCCGTTTCGGGCACCAAGCCAACACAACGGAACGCAGAAGTTGCCGTAGCGCGAGCGCCAGAAGCCCCAGCAAATACAGCCACGTTGGAGTTACCAAACACGTTGGACTGCACGCCAGTATTATTCACAGTAGTAGCAACCGGAATAAAATTAGTGCCGAACATTAACGGGTTTGCGTAAGAGTTAAGCGTCAACGCAGTGGCGCTAGTGCTAGCGGGGTTGGCAACAACAGCCGACTTAAAAATAACGTCGTAGTCATCGACAACATACGCAACAGCATCAATAGCGACCGTGCTAGCCGCCCAAAACTGATAGCGGTTTTTGCCATACAACGGGCCGGTGCCCAGTGCAGTGGTGGTGCTGCCGGGAGTGTATTCACACCCAAGGAAAATGCCCAACGTACCGCCGGTTTCCGGCGAATATGCCGAAGCAGAATACCCCAAACCAGACGTAATTAGCGTACCAGTAGTAGTTAACTTAACGGGGTCGCCAAAATACAAAGAATTCGCGTAGCCCGAAGCAATAGGAACCATGCGAGTGGAACCAGCAAAGACTTGTCCGCCAACCAAATTTTGCGGGATAAGTCCATACGGCCCAGAGAGAACAGGATAAGCCATGTTAAACTCCTAAATTTATTTAGAGCCGCTACCGAAGGATACGGTACTCCGTTTTTCCTTGAATAGTGGCATACGCGGGTCGTTCTCCCGCATGAAATTGTTGTCAACAGACGCCACCTGATCTTCTGTTTGTTTCCGATAGTGCGCGTCACGTTGCTCAGTAAACTCGACCGGGGTCTTACACAAGATAAGCCCGCCGGACTCAATAGCATCTTTGAACCGACTGTTTGGGTCGGACATAGAAAACGCCTCTGGATGTTCAGAGGCTTTGACGGGTTCCCAACCTTCTCGGAATTTGGACGAGATGTTGTTTACGTCTGCGGTGCCCAAGGTGCTGATTCGCACCCAACGGTAGGAATATCCCGGTTCCTGATTAATTTCGGGAAGCAACGACGGCGGTGCCCAACTTTTGGGTCGGGAAGCGGCATCTCGGGTCTCCATGTCTCGCGGGGTTCTATTTTCAGCCATTGGCGTCACCATTCAATTTGATCATTTCACGGGCGTACTGTTCTGGGGTCAACCCAAGTTTTCTAGCTAGAGAAACCTGAGTCGAAGTCAGCACAACTTTGCGGGGGGCCGTAGAACGCTTAGCAGAAGCCACCACTGTTCCGGGTTTCTTCTTCTCGCTTGTTCCAAACTCTTCTGGGAATCTACGCCGCATCTCTTTGTCGATACGCGAGTAGTACTCGTCAGAAGTGGGGTCTACGCCCTCACCAACCAAGTCTTCATGCACCCCAAAGGCCATACTCGTCATGACGCGGTTCTCGCCGAACCAAGGGTTTCGTTTCTGCCACGAAGCCGCTTTCGGATCGACTTTAGGAGCCGCATCTTGCACGGGGGCCACAGACCATCCGTCCGTACTAGAGCTATCTACTCCAGTTTTAGCGTCTTGTCTAGTATCTTCTTGATACTGCGGACGATAATTTTCAATCTGCTGTAGTTTCAGCTTTGCATTAAGGAGCTGTTCTTGCGCCTCAGTCAGGCGGTCTGAGTCACCTGAGTCATACGCATCCTTGAACTCGCGCTTCGCGGCTTCAAGCTCTTTCTCAAAAGCAACTTTAGCCGTACCTACATGAGCCTGTTCGCCCGTATGTAAGTTCTTCTTAAGCGTCTTGTTCTCTTCAGCGTAACGTCGAAGCAGCCCCACCGCTTCTTCGCGTTCGCGCAACGCC